TAAACGCGAGAATAACCAGACAGCCAGAAGCGTCACTAAAGCCAGTGGTGTCAGATGGCGCAGGACTTTATACATCAGGCCTTCAAGGGGTTTAAGCGTTGAGTCAGTGGGCCGTTGCGTAACAATTTCCCATCCGGACGACGGAACCACCGCGAAGCCTGCGAGCATTGCCTGCCCTGCCAGATTAGTAACCATCAGGCTGCCATTCGCATTACGTTTTACTGCGTCAGTCAACGGGCGCGGTTTCACGACTTCGCCAATACGGTTAGCATCCGGGTGATAGAGGATCCGGCGTTCATTATCGAGAACGGCAATATAGGAGCCATCGCGATAATAATGCTCACCCAGCAGTTCATTCAGAATACTTTTCTGCCGCAAATAAATGGTGCCGCCGATATAACCGAGGTATTCCCCCTGCGCATTGATGATCGGCGTGGAGATTATAATGACCAAATTTTTAGCCAGCGAGATATAGGGTTTACTGATCATCGGACGGCGCTGTTTCAGGGCTTCCAGCGCGCCAGGCGTATTCAGCGTCTGGCCCATCAGTTGCAGGCTGTCAGGCGATGTCGCAAGGATTTTCCCTTTTGCATTCGTAATCACCACCGAGTTGAAGCTGTCGGTCTGATACTTTAATCGGGCCGTTTCTGCCTGCAGGATTTTTGGATCGTCAAAGTGGCTCGCTGCGATAACACCGCTGTATGCAAGCTGCTTTTGCATGCTTTTCAGGAACTGCTCGGTGCTGGCCGCCAGTTTTGTAGCATAAACACGGTTCTCTTCGAGCGTATTGTCGATCAACAACTGACGCTGCACGCTGTAGCTGGCATAAAAACTGTTCGCCAGCGTCACGAAGGCGCTCATTACAGCTAAGCTCAGGATCAGGCGTCGAAGATCGATACGAAACAAAGAGTGGGAAAGGAGTGAGCGCAACGAGAATTCAATCCACTGTCAAAAAAGTGGCTCATATTTAACACCCGTAGCCCGGATGCACAATAAGGCTGAAAAAATAAACAGCAAGCCGCTGATTGTGAAATAAAAAAAGGGAACCCACAGGCTCCCTCTCATAACGTCAGTCAGACAGCAACTGCCTGGTGACGCTTCACTTACATATTGGCGATCATGTCGTCGGCAAACTCGCTACATTTGCGCAGCTTAGCGCCTTCCATCAGACGTTCGAAATCGTAAGTCACAGTTTTGGCAGCGATTGCGCCTTCCATGCCTTTGACGATCAGGTCTGCGGCTTCGAACCATTCCATATGACGCAGCATCAGCGCCAGGAAAATAACTTAGTCGATTGATTTATAAAAATATAATCAGGGACTAGGGGAGTGGTGAAATGAAAAAAAGCCTCTTTGCAACCCACTGATTTAATACAGTATAAATTTTGTTTTGCAGAAGGTTTTTTTCAAAAAAAACCGTCTAAGCTGTAGTTAGCTGACATAAGATCGGCAAGCCTGCAAAGGCTACAGCATTCTTCCCTTGATTCTGCCCGCCCATAAAGCGGGCTTTTTTTTCGTTCGTTTTGAGGCAAAGCAGATTTTTCCTACACGCAAGTACTGTATTCATTGATTATTATTAGCCTCATCTGTAGGTAACTACAGTTACGAAACGGAATAACCTTGGTAACTTTATCCCTTATGCCCTCCTTCCCTGGCGGGCTTTTTTTTACTTATGGAATGGCAGTCCCAATAATTTTGTCTAATCTCTAAAATGGACGATATGACTACCGTCCTGAAGTACAAGTAATGTTGATAACTTTGATACTTTGCCCGCCGTTAACGCGGGCTTTTTTTGAAAAAAAATCCAATCCCTACACCGATCCCCCACGCATAACTCAAACTTAAATCTGTTTGGGGTATCTATCTGACCTCAGGGGCATACCATAAGGGTAGCGCTAAGTTATTTGGCGCTATATGTTCTGATATTTTGCAAATGCAGACCGGCCAGCGAGCCGGTTTTTTTATTGAAGGTATGGAATTCGTTCGAAAAAAATACTAGCATTGGTCAATGCTGCGCAAGAACAGCAAGCCTGCCAAGGCCATGAATACCTACCTACTGATAGCCCGACGTTAACTCGGGCTTTTTTTTCGACTTAAATCTGACAATCAGTGCATATCAGACTACCCTTAACTCAGCTGACACAAGAGCAGCAAGCCTGTAAAGGCAAATCATTCATACCCTTACAAAAGCCCGCCTAGACAACGGGCTCTTTTTTTAAACCTGTTCACGCATAACTCAAACTTATTTCTTCTTTAGGTCTCTTTCTGAACTCAGTGACCAGCCCTGAAGTTAGAGCCAAGTTACTTAGTGCTGTGCGTAATGATGCTTTTGCAAATCCAGACCGGTCAGTACGCAGTTTTTTGAGCCTAATATTTAACAGCCTTTGAGGCGTTCTAATGCTAGTTGTATACCATCGTTCGGCTCACCATTTTTATCCATACCCTCTTCCTGAGCACGCTCTAGCCAAAAAACTATACGGCCCAGACTTACTTCCTCGCCGTTCTGTGCAAACATCAGGCAACACTCGCCAACCATTCTGCACGCCTCTCCATAAGTCGAGTTTGAATCTAGCATAACAACCCCAGTTACTATGGTAATGATACCTACCATAGTAACTGGAAATTTGGGATAAGCTCACTTTTAGCCCAAAACTCATCCAATTCTCATCTAAAAATTGTTCAATATCATCTATACGCAAGTAGTTCACAAAAGCCCGCAGGCCTGCTAAGACCAGTACTGCATCAGTAGTGAACCTCGGCTAGACAAGTTTTGACAATACCTTAAGGCAAACGCTTAAAAGTTTATAACCCAAATTTAATTCAGCTTTATGTATCTATCTGAGCCTGGTGCCCTACCATAAGGTTAGCGCTAAATTATTTGGAGCTCATATGTTCCGATGTATTTTTCAAATGCAGACCGGCCAGCGAGCCGGTATTTTTGTTAATGCAACGCACTAATACTAAATAAACAACAATTACAACAACATCAACCCATGCTGATCTAAATTATGCGCAGAACTCACTATTTTAGAATATCTCGCAGATATCCATACACTATGATAATTAAAGAGTATTGTTAATTGTCTGTTTAATTACAGACATGGGTGAATTCCCTTGAAGAATCTTTGATTGAGTTGCTCGCTCCCCAGCGGGCATTTTTTTGAATCTAGCAGTGGTAGATGATACTCGTAGCCTTTGATCACCAGTTCGTAATCAGTTAATGATTCCCCGAACAAAATGAATACGTTTTTGTCTATCTGCGACTCGAGTCCGCGTTCAAGGCTTGTCATAAGCGGTCATACCTCTCTCCGTTTAATAGTGCTTCAATCGATCGGCGAAAAAGATCTGTTTCAATTAATGATCGCTATTATCCATTACAAGAGTAAGCTCATTAAAGAGAAGTTCGCCAACATTTCGAGGCCAAAGAACATCGTAAAAATTATGCTGATTGTACTCATCGTCCTGGTGATCGTAGTCGGGCTGGTTTTGTGGGTGGTTAAATCACGCATGGATGATGTGGATAACGATTACTGATCAGCTTGAGGTTAGTTAATTAAGCGAATAATTTATAAAAATAAAAACATTGTGTTATTGCCTAAACGTAACCTTAGAAGCCTATTAGCAACCTGCTGATTTAAAGCATTTTAATTTTTTTTGTAGAAGGAGTTTTTTCTAAAAGCCGTATAAGCTAAGGTTAGTTGACATAAGATCAGCAAGCCTGCCGAGGCCATGAATACCTACCTACTGATAGCCCGACGTTAACTCGGGCTATTTTTTAAATACACGGCGTATCGTCGAAAACATCATTCCTCGCATCGTAGATGATATGCGTCACCACCCCTTGGATCACCAACTCGTCATCTGTGAATGCTTCACCGAACTCAATGAAGACTTTCTTGTCTGCCAAAGACTCGAGCCCGCGGCGCAGGATTGTCACCAATCGCCACACATCCATCTCTCCGTTGATGTGTGCCAGCAGCAGATTACCGTCGACCGGTTTGATTGCCGGGTCTATCAGCAGCATCGTGCCGGAGTTGATGTGCTTTCCGTGGTACCGTTCGGCGATGTACAGGCGAGATGCCGGGCCGGTGCAGTTACAGACTTTGTTCAGGTCGATTCGCGATTCAACGTAATCGCTTGCAGGTGATGGAAATCCCATAGTTCCTCCTTACTTTACGTAGCCCATGTTTTTCAGAAAATAGCGCTTACTCTCGTCCTCTTGGTCCGAATAGTCCCTGAAGAACCCCTGATAGTGCGTAATCCATTCATTGGCTTCACGTAATGACCAGAAGTGGTTCACCTTCGCCAACTCAGTAACAAATCGCTCAGTTGTGACTATCTGGCCTCTCTTAGGATCCAGCGTGATGCTGTTGATAAAAGCACCTTTGATGTCAGAATATTTGGGCACAAGCACCTCAGTTATTACTGTTTATACATACAGTATAATCATGTGAGTCATGGGTAGGAAAGTCCGATTAACGACATTTCTGTTATGCCTCTGATCGAAAAGGGAAGAAACTTAAGATGAGGGATGTATGTACTTGAGCCATTGGCTACTACACTGACGGGATTTTCTTCAGATAAAAAGTTTTGCGGGAATGTAAATGTCGCCTTTTAAATTTCACGAGTAGGAGTTTTCCAATCTCACTAGCGAGACATTTTTTTTCGCAGATAATTTTGGTTATGAAATTGATTAGTATCTTTTGTAAAACTTTCTTACATAAATAATTTAAATTTCAAGATAACATATACGTACCGTAGGAGTAGGATTATTGTCACAAGAATTTAAATAAAACAAAGGCTCAGAATATTGTGAAAATCACATTGATTGTGATAGTTGCTTTGGTGTTGGTGATCGGGCTAGTTTTTTGGGTGGTCAAATCAAGAATAAATGATGTGGATAATGATTACTGAGCAATAAAATCCCCTTATTATCTTTAATTATAAAAACTAATAAAATCAACGTTCATCATCATAGGAAATCCTCTTGTTGGTGAATAATGATGATTTTTATTTAAGTAAACACCATTTATTTGAGTTAACTTAACCATATTTTTTAATTTTTCTACTAAGTTAAATTCTCTCTCGTTCATGAAATGAGCGTTAGTTAGTTCTTAAATTTTAAGGTGCCTTTTCTAAATTTGTACTTTCATCTAACAAACACAACCCTTTATGATTAGATACTCTTCCGATTGAGTTAATAAGCTCGCGGTAAAGTCAAAGCTTTCTATCCCAGTAATTTCCAAATGTGAAAACTAATGTTCATTGCACGCTTGTCGCGGGATTTTTTTATGCATCAGAAAGCTTGTTGATGATAGACTGGTAACACTCTGCCTCTCGCTCATTGACGCAATGTATGCGCTTATTAGCGAAACCTTTATCAAATTCTCACGACTAATTTCGTAGCCATTTTGGCGCAAACCAAAGACAACATCCCCAAGAATCACACACATCTCGGCGTACTTTTCTGATTCGTCCATATTTTCACCTCATTATCATAACTTTGCCTAATCTTGTTAATAGGTTAGGAAAATCTGTAATGATCTGCAAGAGAAGAAATTTATATACATGGTGTGCCGTCGAAAACGCCCTATTTGCAATTATTGTTCGCTATTATAAAATGCAAGAGTGCGCTTATTAAAGAGAAACTCATCAACCGTTTTAGGTCAAAGACGTCGTGAAAATTATGCTAATAGTACTCATCGTTCTGGTGATCGTAGTCGGACTGATTTGGTGGGTGGTTAAGTCGCGGATGAACGATGTGGATAATGATTACTAATTAGAAACCATCAATATGTAAAAACCCTCCAGAGAGGGTTTTATTTCTAGCATGTGCCAATCTAAAAAATTAGTTAGCTGCTATCACTTTCATATCGTCTGACTTATCCACAATATTGATCAGCAAAATGCTCAATAATCCTTCGCCCGATGCCTTTCTCGCAGCTTCATTTCTGGCTACCAGATAGAATGGAGTCGCTACATCATAAGGCGCTTCTTCCGCAGGCTGCACAGAGAAGTTTAAAGCAGCTGTAGTGTACGCTGAACTGCAAACTATATCCCATTTTACTTCATCATGTTGAACGGACTTACACTTTGAAATCCCGTACGAGTAGGACATTTTGTTACTGACTGCGCTCATTGCATCCAACACATAATCTGGCTCACTGCCACTATTGAAATTACCGTATGCTATCCCTGCAACTAACAAGAGAGGCGCTGAACACAAAAATATCTTACTGATTTTCACTTAAAGGCACTCCGTCAACATGAATCATCACTCACAGGATTTAAGAATACTCCTAACTGCATTGCAAAGAAATGTCAGTTCATGAAAATATTTACAGAAAACTTACATTAGTCACGCAAGGAAATTATTAGCGAGGGGCTTTCGGCCATTCGATACTACCCGGCTCATTTAAATCAATACCTTTCTCAATATAGTCTTGTGCAGGAGAAGGAAATCCTGCCTGTACTTTATCTTGAAAGAAAGGGATCAGGAGCTTTATTGGCTCAGGAATTGGGTAAAAGATATTCATAATTGACGCCCACAAATACTGTTCATGCATGGGTCTTCCCCTGTTGTGGTGGCTATTGTAGGATTTTGGCTGTTCACCGAACAATGGGAGATGTCACTTGAATAATGCTGCTGTTGTCATCAAAAATTACACTTCTGCTTTTCCTGACCCCATTTCGATAACGAAGAATGATACTGTCGTTATCAGCCATTGTGACCTTGAATATCCGGGGTGGGTATGGATAACACTCCCCTCAGGCAAAGCCGGATGGGCTCCCCAACAAATATTTTCTCCCCTCAGTTCTAATGAAGTTACCTGTCTTGAAGACTACACGGCCCTTGAATTATCAGTCAGGTCCAGCGAGAAAATTACTGTCATCAAGTCTCTTAATGGCTGGTACTGGGCGCTTAAACACTCTGGAGAGTCTGGTTGGGTGCCAGAAGAATGTGTAAATCTTTTAAGTATCTAATCAACCCGGAGCACTTTCATGGACGAAAAATCCCTCTATGCTCATATCCTCAACCTGTCCGCACCGTGGCAGGTTCAGTCCCTTTCTCTTGATGAAAAATCCGGTTCTGTGACGGTCATTGTCGGCATTGCTGGGCACGCACAACTAACCTGCCCAACCTGCGGTAAATCCTGCTCCATGCATGATCACCGGCGGCGCAAATCGCGTCACCTTGACACCTGTCAGTTCACCACGCTGGTTGAGGCTGATGTCCCCCGCGTTGACTGCCCAGAGCACGGTTGCCAGACACTGCCGATTCCCTGGGCAGGGCCAGGCAGCCGCTACACTTTGCTGTTCGAGGCCTTTGTTCTCTCATGGCTGAAAGTCAGCACCGTGGATGCTGTCAGAAAGCAACTTAAACTCAGTTGGAATGCCGTGGACGGCATTATGATGCGCGCAGTCAAACGAGGATTAGCCCGGATAAAACAACCCTTATCGGCGCGTCACCTCTGCGTAGATGAAGTTGGGTTCAAAAAAGGACATCAGTACGTCACCGTAATCTCTGACAGGCAGGGACGGGCTTTGCAACTGACCGATGATCGCGGTGTAGAAAGTCTTGCCAGTTATCTGCGTAGTCTGAGAGATCACCAGCTTGATGAGATAAAAACGCTGTCTATGGACATGAACATGGCCTATATCAGTGCAGCCCGCATCCATCTCCCAAATGCCGTCGATAAAATCGCCTTCGATCACTTCCATGTGGCAAAAATGTTGTGCGCCGTCGTTGATAAAACCCGCCAGGCTGAGATGAAACAGATCCCGTCGTCAGAAAGGAAAGATGCCCACCGCTCACGCTACCTGTGGTTTTACAGCAAACAAAACCGCCTCGGGCGCCGGGCTGAGAGGTTAGAAGTTGCCCGTCTGGTGTTACCCCAAACGAGCCAGTGCTGGGCAATGAAAGAGCTTGCTCGGGATCTTTGGCACCGCAGGTATGACGATCATAGCCGTAAACTGTGGCAGGAATGGATGGCGATGACCAAAGACACCGGCATACCGCTCATGGCCAGCGTTGCCCGCATGGTGGCAAAGCGCCTTTACGGCATCCTGAATGCAATGAAAAACCGGGTATCGAACGGCAATGCGGAGTCTCTGAACAGTAAAATACGGCTGCTGAGGATCAAATCACGAGGCTTCAGGAATAAAGAACGGTTCAAGCTGGGTGTAATGTTCCACTATGGGAAACTGAATATGGCGTTCTGAGTCTCCCATCATGATCGGGGAAGACCCTCATGCATACAGTATAATCATGGGTTCAAGTTCTTGTGAAGGGAGTTCGATAGGGAGATTGTTATGGGGCTGATCTTTATGCTAAAAATTTCTAGCTAGCGGATTCATTACACTTTCTTGCGATTTGCTTACTTAGTGGTAGTCTTTGCTTAGAGAAGAAATTAACGAGATTGATAAAATGCATTTGAAAAGAAATCACAGCATGGACTTGCTGCGCATCCTATGCACAATTTTTATTGTATTTATACATGTGACTCCAGAGTATAACCCATCTGATAATAGTTCATGGCCGGGGATATTTATACACTCATTGGTAAGGTCTGGACTACCAATCTTTTTCATAATGAGTGGTTATTTCATACTCAACTCTAATATAAAATCTGCCCTTTCTTTTTATAGGAGCAGGTTTATATCTATAATAATTCCTTTTATAGTATTCTCATTTGCTCATTATTGTTATTTCCATCAGTGGGATTCTAACCCGTACTCACTGGAATGGGGCGTGAATTTTATAAAATCAATAATATACGGCTCTCCGATTAATTTTGGTAGAGAATATTTTATGACTGGATTGTATTGGTTTGTATACGCAATTATTGGTCTTTATTTATTATCACCAGCAATGATTAAATGCATGGATTTCATTAATGAAAACAATGCATTGAAGTGCGTTTTGATTTTAGTGTTTTCGTATTGTATATTGTGGGTGCTCGGTAGTGCATTAGGAAAGTTAGGTTTGGAGAGTAATTGGCTTCAATATCCAAATAATATAAAATGGTTATTTTACTTTTTGGTTGGCGGGGTTATTCGTAGGATTAATATAAAAACAAAAACATCATACTCATTACCTTCAATAATTATAACTTACGCTCTAGTCGTTATTACATGCTATGGTAGTGCAAAAGGTGAGTGGTACTCTTCCTCATGGATTGATGCAAACGCAGCTATGGTATTATTTTCCGTTTGTTTATTTGCTACCTTTCATGGTTTGGAAATTAATTTCAAAAAAAATTATGTAACGTATTTATCATCACTTACCTATGGCGTTTACTTGATACACATTGTCTTTCTTAGTGTTGTATCCGATAAAACTCATGTTTTATCCAATAATTTAATAATCTATACATTAGTTACTGGTTCGGCTGTAGTCACACTCGCTTTCATTGCATCAGCAGCGGTTAACTTCATCATTATAAATAAAGTTATGATGCTCCTTAAATAGGAGCATCACCTTTATTCTTCCGGCGTGGCAGGCCAGCTAACATCTGGTGCCTGACTTATATCTACTGACAGAACATTCTTGATATAGGCGATCCACAACTTCAAACTAGCCTTATCTTCATCACTTATTTCACCCAACAATAATTCTGATTGCCAGATGCTAATGGTTTGTTTTGCAGATGACACCAGCCTAGCTCGGGTGGCCTCTGCCTGAGCGACAAATTCTTCATGCGTAAGAGGTGGAATATCCCCCCATGCAGGGAAATTGTCGTTGCCGACAATTCGTACCTTTCCTATTGGTGGCTCTCCGCTATATTTAAAAAAAACTGAATTTTCAACTTCTAACCCATCTTCCGGCCAAGAACCAGATGCTTTATATTCATCTTCAAGCGAAGAAGGATAAAAAGCGTTCTCCGCTGCACTATATAAATATTTTTCCATTTGTTAATCCCCTATTGCGAAATATGCTACTGACGTAGCTGAAACAGCGCCGCCATTGTAATTCCAGGTGGTCATCCTGAGTTGATTGGTGCCAACCGGAATACATCCCACAAGATTTGGATACGTTGTATCTTGTTGCACAGCAACAATTGAACGACAAGCTGTTGGAAATGCAATTGGCAAGTTAACTACTGTGTTTCCGGAAGTAGTGGTTGAGGCTACTCCAAATTGCATGATCTTCCCGTTAGGCAACTTCAACCATGTTGTTGATGATGTGAACGAGTTCATGTCCGGGATTTGGTTTGCCCCCGTGCCTACCGTTTTTGTTGACGCATTCCCGAGCGATAAAGCTGAAATCGCATTGTTGAGTTGCAATAGATTCACAGCATGCGCATTCGCTGTAGCTGTCGCCACTGAAAACACTTGTGTCGCTAGGCCCGCCAACGCCGCGGCTGCAATATTTGCACGAGCTGATGACTGAGCTGCTGTACCTGCAGTTTTAATCTCCGATAAATTATTCGAGATCTGCAAAAATAATTTTTTCAGAGAAGTAATTACTTGCCCATCATTTAAGGGGTCGGGCGCAATCGTTGCTGCGCTCAAAATAGCAATGAGTTCACGCTGAACCGAGTTTAACCAAGCAGCATCAAGAATCGTGGGTGCCGTTCCCGCAGCAACATTCCCGTTAGTCCATTCGCCGTTGATGTCAGCAGTAGGCGTCACATCCCCAATTTTTTGCATAAAAAATCCCTCACCGTTAGGTGCTAAACGTTCGCCAGTAGGTTGATTGTTAGTTGGTGTAACCGAATTTAACTATCGTATGAGAAGGTGCTAATTTACTTAAACGACATTCCAGACGTCTGTTCCCCCATGATCTAAGGGGGTCGCCGGCATAGGACTGCCCGGCCTGTGCGTAGGTCATCGTCGTTTGGGGGGCAGTTACCAACCAGGTAGAAGGCCAGTCTTCACCGTTTAACGGGTCGCCACACACCGACATGCCAGCACGGGCCTGCCGGTAGACCTCAATGGTAATGTCATACCCCAACGCTTTCGCGACCCCAATGAAATAGTTGGCTGACTGTCCCCCCGTACTGAAAAGCTTGGATAGGATCGCTTTTTGCCTTATTGCGATACTGTCATTTTCTCCAATCGCGCAATCATCGGGAAGGCCAAGTGTCTTTTCCCAGTCGGTTAACATGATGGTTGCTGTTGCAGGAAAAGCTCCCTCCAGCAGCGCTAACGCGGAATCGTCACTTTTCTGATAAGACTGCGCCAACGCCCGAAGTACCGCAGACTGAACGCCGTCATTTTTTCGCGGCCAAACTAATCCCGTGGGCAATAACCCCTGCAATGCAGACGTATAGTCCGCGACTGAATATCGGCTCATGTGTAAGTTACCGTTCCGCGGACGGGGAGTTCCCCTGTCGTAGTCATTATGTTCGCGGCGGGTGAGGTCAAAATAAATCCGCTGGTGCCGCTCACGTTACTCAAAGCAATAACCAAATCGGAAAGCAGGACCTTTCCTCCCGTCGGATCCCCTGACTCGAAAAACACACCGTCTATAGCAGCGTTAATCGCCGCCGTCGTCGTACTGTCGGCCGTCGAAATTCCATCAATGATAAAATTGACCGTTTTCTTAATTGGGGAGCAGACGTATACCAGTGCGGTGACAGGCTGGCGTGGGTAAATATAGTTGGCCACGCGCCC